TAAGGTGAGCTCTGTTATCGGTCAGGATGGTGCGGGCTTAGGCGCGTTCCTCTACAGCTCTGTGGGCAAGTCTATCACATGTTTGGGAGCGGTATTAGGTGCTGAGGCATTAGCGAAAGTATCTGAGGACATCGCATGGAAGGGCAAGTTCAACCTGAGCAATGGCGTAGAGCTGGACACTGTAGCTTTCGCGAATGGTGATCTGTTCACCGACCTGAGCGATAGTGCTATCTCTTACCTGAACGATTTACGCTACATCTTCCTCGTTAAGAACGTCGGAAGCGCAGGAACGTACTTCAACGACTCACACACAGCCGTATCTGTATCTTCAGACTACGCATACATCGAGAACAACCGAACAATCGATAAAGCAATAAGAGGTGTCTACACTTCCCTATTGCCTGAGATTGCAGCACCTATCCAGCTGAACTCGGACGGCACTATCAGCGATATCACTATCGCACACCTGGAGAGTGTCGCAGCACCGAACTTAGATCAGATGGTGCGTGACGGGGACTTATCAAACTATTCAGTAACAATTAATCCGACACAGGACGTGTTGGCAACATCTAAGGTAATAATCGCAGTCGCGCTGTTGCCTAAAGGCGTGAGCAGATACATCCAGGTAAACATCGGATTTACAACATCATTATAAATTATGGCAACACCATTAATCAACGGAACGAATTACAGCTGGGCAGGCATTAAGGTAGTACTCTTCGGTGTGCCTGTTGTAGGCATCACCAAAATATCCTACAAGGTCAAACAAGCCAAAGAGAACAACTACGGGATGGGTTCTGAGCCGGTGTCACGCGGATATGGTAATAAGGAGTACGAAGGATCCATCGAGATTTACACAGATGAATGGAAGAGAATCGTAGCGGCATCCCCTAACAGGGACCCGCTGGCAATCGCTCCTTTCGACATTCAGGTGTTGTATGGGACAAACGCCATCGCTCCTGACCAGAAGGACGTACTGCGCTCTGTGGAGTTCCTGGAGAATCCTCTGGATGCTAACCAGGGAGACACTAAGCTGATGGTAACAGTACCCCTGATTATAGCAGGAATCGACAGATAAATTGAAAGAAAAACGAAAAAGCGAAAAAATGAAAAAAGACGAGCTGTTTCAGCACGTTGAGAAACGTGCTGCAGAACTTACTGAACAACACGGGCGGAAGGTCATACCATTGGTATTCGGCACAGAAGATGAGCCTGTTATCGGCTATCTGAAAGAGATAAGCCGAACGGCAAAGATTCGCATTCTGGACAGCGCACTTACAGGAGGGATGACTGCCTGTGAAAGCCTGGTGGAAGATTGCCTGATTCCGGAATCGGACTATAAGAAGATACTTGAAGAAGACGTGTATTACCTGGGAGTGGTGAATGAGATAAATCTGATGATCAAGACCGCAGGCAATCAGTTTAAAAAAAAATAGCAGAGCATCACATAGAAGAGCCGCAAGGCGACGAAGTAATAGGATTGAGGCAATGGAGTGCTTTAATCCTGTTTTACTTTAAAGAGGACACAGATGAGATGGATGATGACAAGTTCGCAAAGAGAATATCGCAGCTGTCTTACGTGCTTAAGTTAACCGGAAAAATGAAATAAAATGGCTGAGAATGTTGAATACGTACTATCGCTAAAAGACCACTTCATATCGAAGATAAAGGAAGCTGACGGAGCTGCTAAGAGCCTGAACACCACTATGGCCGGCATAGCAGGACTTGCGGCTGCAGGGTTCGGACTGATAGGCGGCATAGGCTTTCTGAAGTCAAGTGCAGAGGCTTTCAACGAAGCGGACAAGGCCAGCGCACAACTAAACGCAACGCTTACATCTACAGGCTTCGCCGCTGGCAGAACGAAAGAGCAACTGGACGCACAGGCATTATCTCTGATGAAAATGTCGACATTCGACGATGACGCTATCACCGGAGCGCAGTCCTTACTGCTTACATTCACAAATATACGCGGCGAGATTCTCGATAAGACGACTCCTGCAATCCTTGACCTCGCCACTAAGATGGGCGGTGATTTGAAAGGGGCAACAATGCAAGTCGGTAAAGCCTTACAGGACCCGACACACGGAATGCTTGCACTAAGAAAGGCAGGTATCTCGTTTAGCGAGACACAGCAAGAAGTTATTAAAAACATGCAGGCCACTGGCGACTTAGCCGGTGCGCAGCAGATGATACTGGCAGAACTTAACAAGGAGTTCGGCGGTTCCGCACAGGCAGACGCGAACACCTATGCCGGGCAGATGGTGATACTACAACACGAATTCGCAAACGTGAAGGAAGAGATAGGCGGTATCGTGATGAGACTTGTTATCCAACTTAAGCCTGCCCTCGAAGGCGCGATAAAGCTATTCAGCGGAACGGTGGAGTGGCTTAGACAGAACAAGGACTTACTGCTTGCCGTAGGCGTATCTGTCGGCATTATCGCCGGAGCATGGCTCGCCTATCAGCTTCCGGCAATGGCGGCAGCAGCATCCACGTTTATCTTAGAAGGCGCCTTCTGGGCGTTATCAGCTGCGATGACAGCGAATCCTATCGGACTTATAATCGTCGGCATAGCGGCACTCGCAGGGGCGTTCGTATATGCTTACAATAAGGTTGGATGGTTCAGAGGTGCTGTCATGGGTGTCTGGGAAGTGATGAAGGGATTCGGAAACTTCATAGTCACTTACTTCAAATCGGTAGGTGAGATAATTGCCGGTGTATTTACTCTGGATGCGGACAGGATAGTTGCCGGTACCAAAGGGGCAATAAAAGCCTACTACGACTTAGGCATGAACGTGGGCGCAAACTTTCAGAAGGGATACAGTAAAGGGGTGGCGGATATTGCTGCTAAAGACCTAAAGGGCGAGAATCCTACCGGTAAGGGAATGGCTAAGATGCCTAGCGGCACAGCTCCGGCATTCAGCGAGAAAACGAAGGTGCTAAAAACCCCTTCGGCATCCAGTGTGACCGGACAGAAGGTATATACCATCAACATTTCAATAGACTCCCTTGTGAAAGACTTCAAGGTGCAGACCACGAATATGACGGAAGGAGCAGGCAAGGTGAAGGACTTAGTCACACAAGCCTTGCTGAGTGCCGTAAATGATTCACAGATAATAGCCGAGAGATGAGCGAGTTAATCAGACAATACAACCTGCAGAATGTGAAGATACTGGACGCACGGCCACCGGTGGTGATAGCACCAACACCGCAGCCGACAACAGAGAATCCATACAGCAGCAAGATAAGTCAGGCCGTAAGGATTGACCCGGAGCTGTACAAGTCATCACTGGGAACACCTGTGGTAACAGACCTGCAGTTCATCGGGCAGACGTGGACGGACCAGTACGGCGTTACCCGGACGTTCAAAACGCTGACATTTCAGGCAGTCCTAATCACCGTCAACCAATCTAAGAACATCGTGCTGACAGACATACAGGGAAGAGATGGAACGGTGAAGGAGTACATCGGCATGGGTGACTATGCCATCACCATTAACGGTATCATTACTGGGCCGAATGGCCACTACCCGAAAGATGAAGTGAAGGACCTGAAGCGCATGCTGGATGCCAACATAGCGGTATCTGTTGTGAGCTGGTACCTGCAGAACCTTGATGTGTCAAGTGTCGTGATTAAAGACTATGAGATTCCGCAGACACAGGGCGGATATTCCTATCAGAACTTCTCGGTGAGTGCGCTGTCTGACACGCCTACAGAGATACAGATATTCAACTAATGCTGACCTGCATCACCTACATAGAGATACAACAGAACGCCTCTAAGGCATACCCGACACGGGCAAAGAAGCTATTCTTCGACTTCGTGAACGAGTTTGAAGCGGATGACGGCTGGGACACACTCACAGATAAGGCAAAGGTAGTACTACCTAAGAACCTATCCTATCGCGACGACAACAACCGGCTGCAGAAGATTGACAATATTGGCGGGTTTACAGATAGCCCGTTTTTCCTTAAAGGCGATTCTGTAAAGATAAGCTACGGCTATCAGTACTTTGACAAGTTCGGCAATCAGCTCACTGATGTTAATGAGATATTCTCTGGATACACCAGCAAGGTGGTCTCCAAGATGCCGTTCACGCTCGAGTGCGAGGATGCCATGTGGCTGCTAAAGCAGACCCTTGCAACGCCCGGAGAATACAACGAAGCGGTTGAGAAGATGGTGGCAATATGGATGCCGTCAGGTCTTACAGTTAACCAGAAGACGCAGACAAGTATAGGCAAGTTCACCGTTAACCAAGGAGAGACCGTGGCACAAGTGCTGATGCGTCTCAAGAAGGATGCCCATCTGGAAGCCTTCTTTGACGGCACAGAGCTGCGTATAGGCTTTCTCGTTTATGACGAAGAGCAGGCCTTACAGAACGAAGCCAAACAGAAAAAAGTGTTCCGCTTCCAGCACAACATCATTGAGGATTCTCTCGAATACACCCGCAAAGACGACATCAAGCTGAGCGCTACTGCCAAGTCTTTCGTGACAAACGAGACAGGGCAGACCTGCAAAGACGGCTCTAAGAAGACCAAGAAGGAAAGCCTTGAGGTGTTGGTGTATAACGTCAACGATGAGTGGAAGAGCATAGTGAAAAGAGACGGTGAGTCCTTCCCTGAGAACGATGGCGGGGAACGCAGGTCGTTCTTCTTCCTGAACGTCACGGATCCGCAGATACTCATAGACAGGGCAAAGGCAAAGCTGGAGAACTACTACTACACAGGCTTTAAAGGCTCGTTTACCACGTTCGCCATACCGGTCACACAGAGTGGCGACAACGTGTATATAGTCGATACGGTTCTGCCAGAGCGAAGCGGCTACTACAAGGTGAAGTCCGTCAAGTACTCAGGCGGAGTGGGTGGCCACAGACAAGAGATAATACTGGATTACCTGATACGAAAACTAACAGACCAAGAACTCAAGACATATGGCAGAGCGTGAGATACAAGAGGCGATCCTGACACTGTCAGGCGGTAAGGGGCAGGATACCGTCTCCGTTGTGGAGTGTACCGTCACATCTGTGGACGCATCCGCGCGCACCTGTGACGCTCGTACTTTATCCGGCATTCCTATCACAGGCGTGCGGCTGATGGCAGAGGTGGAAGACGGAGTGCTTATCCTCCCCGCCGTTGAGTCCATCATTATTGTAATGTACACAAAGTCCATTGCGCCGTTTGTTTGTCAATTTAGCGATATTGACAGAGTTCTTGTAAT